TTTTTTTTTTTTTGACGATGAAATCTTGTTGGTTTTTCTACGACCCCATTTCATTCCTAGCACGCCATAGTGCATAAGTTCATCTGTTTGCTGATACATGCTATTTAGTTCCTTTCGTTTTATCTATGATTGTTTCGAATTGATTACTATGATATACTGTAACCATATATTATTGAGGAGGATGCTTATGAATAACAGTAATGAATTGTCAAGCACTGACGTTATTTCTTTAAAAAGAATATTCAATTTTACAATTGCGCCTTATGATATGTCATCCATGATCCCGGCGCAATATAGCGAACTTGCTTTATCAAAAAATCAACAATCCCGCTTATCTCTACTTCAATCGCAAATCCCTGATACTATAGAAAATGCGATTGTAGCGAATGCGTATGTTTTGAAGTTTCCAGACGGATTACCGCATACATTGATGAAGCTAAAACAAGGAGGGGTCAGCACAACTTTCATTAACGCTGATAAGAAGATAGCTGGTACAGCATCTTTATATAACCTTAAACAGTTAAGTGTTATATGCAGTTGCTTTTCTTTTTTTTCGTTTGCAACAGGCCAGTATTATCTCGACAATTTGCATAATGACTTAAAACTTATAAATCAAAAAATCGATAAAATTTTAGGTTTTCTCTATGGCGAAAAAAGTGCCGAGCTTTTGTCTGAGATAACTTTTGTTAATGATGCATATAAAAACTACAATAACATTGTACAAAATGATTGTCATAAGCTCGCGACTATTACGAATCTTCAATCTTCCAAAAAAATTGCGATAAAAGACATTGAATTCTACATAAATGACTTATCAAAAACTGTTAGTACGCCAACTAAAAATTATCAGGAATTTGAAAAGATAGTTGATGATTCTTTAAAAATCAAAGATAGTTTAACTTTAGCGATACAGTTGTATACTATGTCTAATATCCTTGAAGTATATTATTCGGAAAACTTTGATGCGCAGTATGTAGATTATGTCAAAAATACCATCAGCAACTATATAAGCAAATGTAGCAATCGAATACTAACGGAATTCAGTCGTTTAAACGGACGTAATAGTGAGTTTAAATCCGGTCCTCTTAAAAAGATTGATATATCCATTCTGGAAAAAGCACTTTCAGATGTGATAAACGATTATTCCGTATCCAAAGAACTTAATGTAGATCGACACAGTGTTATCGATGCCTTAGATTCAATCAATGCTCCAAAAGAATACATCGTTACCAAAGACGGTCGAGTATTTTTTCAAAATAATTAACTGATTATCATATTTTTAGAAGACATCGCTATTCCCATTACTTAACGATGTCTTCTAGTGAGGTTTTCCAAAATTTTCCAATTTGCTTATTATCGTTCGCTCGAAATATTCGCGCACTTTCCTCTTCTCCAACGATAGAGTCCAAATATTTTTTAGCAGCATTGAGAGTAACGCCTGTGATAACTGTTTTTACAGCTTTTTTAGGAGCCTCTTTAACACCTTCCGTGATTCCGTCTTTTATTCCATTCGCACTTTCCTTCACACATTTTTTTACATATTTTTTCCCAGAGTCGATTGTTTTGCGACTGAAGTTCTTCACCGATTCTTTTTCAACGGCTTTTAAAACTTTGGAAAATTTATCTGGATGCTTGCTGACATAATAAGCGGCAGCTACAGTCGCGGTCGCTAGTGTACCAACGCGCATTGCTTTTTTAACTCTTTTGTTTTTTACAGACATTGAATCGGACTTAGACCTACTGTGAACTTTATTTGGTGAATTGGAACTTCGATTTTGATAACGTCGAACTCCCCATTTTTGTCCCTTTACACCATGATGGGCTAAAAATTCGGTATCTCCCATGAAATCACCCCTCTTTACTTATTTTCTGTTTCTACATTTAGTCGCCACTCAAACTCATTGATCATACGATTCATACTTTCGGCAACAATTGAAGTTGTTGGCGGATCGAACAGCATTCTCACTCTCATGCCGACATAAGACTTCGTTGCTTCGAGGTTCTTATCGGATGAGAGAAAATCATTCCATGTAGCTGTTTTATCTGAAATAGTGAAACCAGCCGCAGGACCTACTCCAAGCTGCTTTAAAACCATAAACACCGAATTGATGTGCATAATAAGCTGCTGGTCAAAAGCTGTATACTCTTCCTGAATACCCAGTTGTGCCTTGATCGATATTAGAATACTTTCATTCATCAAGCTACTCCTCTTTATTTCTTCCATGGACAAGTATCATTTCTACATCGTTCTACAGGATCGCTCCATAATATGGAATCATCCCCATAGTGAATTGCGTCATGTGTTCTTTTGACAGTGCAAATCAGATATTCCGGGTCCAGCAACAAATCACTTCGCTTGAGAATATCCTCTTTCGTGATCGGATTCATATGATGAACCAGAATTTTGCTATAGATTTCTCGCCCAGGAATCCCCAGATCGCACCCACTGTCTCGAAAAATCACCTGATCTCTTACCGACAACCATTCCGGCGACTTATAGAAAAGCTGATTCAAATATCTGTCGAATCCGAACGTCTCCTGACCAACTACACCGCCGATCCGAAGGTACTTGTATCGTTCTTTAAAAGTTGGAAATGTGATCAACTCAGAATATGTCTTAATACTCATCCGGATCACCTGCTCCGCTGTAGTCGCGCATAGCTCGAAGAACTTCTTCATACATAACCTTAGATTCAGCACTCTCTTCCAACGCTTTTGTCTTCGCTCTTAGAAGCTTGTTTTCTTCTTCAAGTTTTTCTCTCTCGAGTCTTTCTTTTCCCGAACCCAGTTTTAAAAAATGAGTTATAACCTGCGAAGAAGCCGTACCTTCCATCATCTGTCTTTCAGCGCAATCCATAGCCAGAGATATCATCTGGTTTTCTTTTGCTTCCGGCGTAAGCATTGGACGCCGTTCAGTTTTCACTACCTTTGGCATCGTTTACGCCTCCTTGAACTTAATTGTTATCGACTATTCGTCAGTTTTCATTAATGTTATGCTGTCTTTAGAGGAGTTTAAGGAACCTATCGGTACGAGGTTGACTAACTCAAAAGAAGTACAAATCTTGAAAGGAGAAATACACGCGGATTAAATGGCTTTGCGGTTCAATAAACCCCTCTGAGGGCAGCATAAAAATATAAATTGTTTCTGGAAAAATCCCGCCGGAGAAATTTTGAAGACCGGCGCGATGCAGGGAGGGGGTGCTTTTTCAGCGACCCTCCCCCTATGCTTTAACATCGTATTATACCGGGGCAGCACCTAAATCCAGTGCAACTTTCGAATTTCGCGGAACTTTTTTGTAAATATTCAAGAAATCAAATGATATTAACTCATCGATCGCACGATTATGTTCATCATTGATCTCTTTTTCTGTCATGTCGTCAGAATAATTGGAAATACGATCCAGTTTTCCACAAGTGTTGTAACCTTTTTCAGTATCGAACAAATACCAAAGAGTGAACTGTTCGAATGGATCATAAGGATTGTCAAATGTCGTTAATCTGAAATCATCCATTTAACTAATTCACTCCTTTCAAATACTTAGAAACTGTTGATGTTGAAACACCAAGCTTTTCTGCAATCTGCTGAATTGTGTACGATGCAGACATCGCTTTGATTCTGTTAATCTTTGCTTGATTAAGAACTTTTGTTTCTTTCGGCATTGCTCTTTGTCTTAAAGAATCCGGATCACAGTTATTGAGAACACGTTTGAGTATAGATTCACTGACTGCACCTGCCTGTATAGCATCCCATTCTTTATCAGTGATGACGATGTTTCGGTCTCTTCTTGAAACAGAGCCAACTTCTTCTCTTGCTTTCGTGAGTGCTTGCTGACTTGCTTTCTTAATATCCTTCGGTTTGAGCTTAACACCAGCTTCTTCAGCAGCTTTCTGCTTTCTCTGAACGGTAGCATTAGCCATACGCTGGGCTGCACGTTCACGAGGTGTATTAGATTCGGCTATCGCCAGTTTCTTAGTGAGGCTGTCGTACTCTTCCTGATACTTCCTCTTAGCATCCTTACTGTAGGCTATCTTACCGGCTTTACTGGACTCAACCCTTGCTTTGTTGGCCATAGCTTTCATGCTATTGGCGTAATCAGCATACACAAGTTCCATTGGATGTCTATACTTAGACACCAAGGTCATAGCGTCATCGGTCTCGGACATACGGTTACTCTTATCGGTACGCTTCTTAGTTACCTCCGTTACCTCACCAGTCTTCTTATCCACTTTCTTGACGGTATAGGTAGCATCGTCAGCTTTCTTGTAGATAAGAGCTCCGTCAGGTCTGGATGGATCATACCATTCTTTACCCGGGAGGTTTGGTTTAGGAGTTCCCTGTCGCTTATCAACAGTAACTTCTCCTTTGGCTCTGGAAATAAGAGTGGATGCGCCACCGTATTTGATCTTTCCGTTCTCGTCGACCTTGATCTGATACTTCTGCTTTAGTGCCTGAATGTTATTGTCTTTTTCACTCTGTTTGTAATCCAGATGATGTTTCTCGGCATCAATAACGACCATACTGTGTCTTACAGCACGAGCTACTTCATCATCAGTAGCTCCGATGATAGTCATATCGGTAATCAGATTAGAGATTTTACCCATCTCAGTGTCTGTTTTCTTCATGAGCTGGTATTCTCTGCCGTCTCGATACCAATGTTCTTTACCATCAGATCCAGTCTTCTTCTCACCTTGATAATTCATCTTAGGATCGAATCCCTCGAGTCCTTCAAGGGGTGGACGATTGGCAATCTTAACTTTTCCAGCACGATCATGAGTAGGAATACACATTACGGTGTCGCCATCAAAGTCAGCACCAGATAATCGTTCAGCAACTTTACTGTTGATGCCAATCGCGTCGATGGAATCCTTTCCAATCATCTTGATAGCATCTTTGTTTTTGTTGTTGACTGTACAGATTGGAATCTCAAATGTACCACCATGAGGATATCGAACAAGGGCAAGTTTACTTCCATCAGGATATCCAGGGGCGTATACTTCTTTCTCACTCAGAGATGTGACAGGTAGAATAACATGGTATTTCTGACCCGGTAATGCGGCTGCTTTAAGATGTACGGCTGCTGAGTCACAACTGCTTGCGAATTTATCAAGATAATATTTCTTCACAGTCGGATTGGTCAGAGCCATGATAGCTTCATATTCTGCCTGCTTGTCTGCTTTAGCGATACCAAGCTGCTTTTCAGCCATAGCTTTTGACTGTTTGGATAAGAACTGAGATGGTAAAGCATCTTTCCATTCGGTCCAATCACCTTCATCGGATCGCTTATTAATAAGGCCGAGTTTCTTCTTACCATTTTTGTCGGTATACCAATACTGCCCGCCTTGATCGGCATCTTTAATAAGAGAGCCGAAGGGGTTGTCCGGATCTGGTTTCACATCTTTGAGAACTTCCAGTTTCGGAACACTCTTGGATTTGTTGGTGTTGAATATAACATCGACGCCTGGTGGAAAATCTTTATCATCTTTATAGACAGCCATGCCTTTGATATATTTCTTTCCGTCAACCATGATACGGACCTGAGAATATTTGGATTCGCCAAGCGACAGATCTGGTACATTTCTCCTGAGTTCAACAGTTCCATCTCTATCGATACCGCCATCTTCTTTATAGCGAATCATAAGCCGCTTGGAATCTAAGCTTTCAGGATATGTGAATTTCTTTTCATAGGTCTTCCCATCATCTCTGGAAATATAATCAGTGACTGTCTTGACATTATCAAAATCGTAGATTGCACTATGCGGTGTTCCTGGTTTACAAAGAACTCTCTGAGTCGTCATCTGACCTTTATTTGTAACCTGTGAGAAGCGACCCCCATAAACCTCATAGCCTCCTTCAGCCTGTAATATAAACAATGCCTGATCCAGTTTTTCTTTTGTGATCTTCAGACCATTGTTTACACCGGCACCGACATCAACCATGCCTTTTTTATCAACCTGTTCTTTCAGGAATTTGGCAGTATCTCTGGCCTGCTTCATTCTTGACTCGGACTTCGGATCAAGAAGTGATCGAACAGACGATTCATTGATTCCCATTTTTCGACCAATCTCAGAGTTGTTCATTCCTTCTTTGTCTCTGAGACGTTTGGCTGTGGCAACCATATCTGATCTACGCTCGTCTTTTGCAATCGCATATACTGTTCGGAAATCGGTAGAATTGTAACCAAGTGATTTAGCAATCGCATTATCACCAGTCCATTTCTTACCGTTTTCATCAGTATATGTAAAACCAGATTTTCGCATCTGCTCCACACGACCTAAGAAATCACGTGAGCTTTGATATGGATCTTGTCCCGATCCCCATGGATATCTTCCTGAACGGCGAGGCATACCATAATGTGCCAGATATTCCTCATCTGTCATAGAGGCTGATCCTAAATATGATTCGATTTCTTCTGCTATCGGATTCATCGGTTACGCCTCCTCTGCATCACATTCTGCAAGTATCTTGTCGAGATGAACAATCTTATCCATAATCGGCAGAATATCTTCTGCAGTCGGGTTGAATACTACTACTTCGTCATTCTGGTAAATACAGAGTTCAAACTCGATATCGCCTGGTCTGATCTTATATTCCAGACAGAATAACGCTGCATACACCTCAAGCTGTTCCATATGCACTGGACCGATGCCAGTCTTCAAGTCATGAATTCTAAGCTTATTATTCCGGAAACAAATCGCATCTGCAGTTCCGAAGAATCTGTCTGAATAATATAAAACAACCTCTGTACTCATACGAAAACCGATAGCATCGTTTACATATGCGTATAAGGTTTTCTTCGAGCGAGGCTGTTTAATACCCATATCAATAGTTTCTTTTGCCCATGCGTGTAAGCGTGTGCCAAGTTCTGCAGCTTTCTTGTTCTGTCGAACTGCGATTGCTTTCTCATCGCTATATCTCAACCATGCTGGCTGACTCGGGCTGAATGGTGCGTGAAGTCCACTAAGCTTTGAATGATTCACGAAGTTCATCTAAAACATCCTCCTTATTTTCTGGGTAGATAAATCGTGAAAATGACATGGCGTTCATTTTTGCAACATAGTAATCCTGATTCGGACGATGCGATGCCGTAGCACTTTTCTTAACTTCCAGAGCTGCCCACTTGTCTTTGTATAAAACAAGAAGATCGGGGATACCCTGAATATCGCTCGAATCCAGTTTGGTTACAATGCAACCAGGAAATATAGCTCTAAGCTCTTTTTTCAAATCTGCCTGAAACTTATTTTCTTTCATGAACTCTTTCTCCTTTCATAGAGCTGAATATCCATAAAAAATAAAAAGATAATACATTGACCGATTTTGGCCGATATATTATCTTCTCCCTATAAAAGGGGATGTTATTTTCACGTGTGAGTTTTTCGACACAGTGGTTAAGTTATGCGTTTGAAATGATAACCTTTGTGCGACACTCGATTGTTTTGCTGTTTCAAAATATCTTTAATGGCTGTCGGACTGCCCCCGATGTCTTTAGCACATTTTTCCACGGACGCATATGTTTTTCCGGTTTCGATAATCTGTACCCCAATTCCTGGACGTCCTCGTTGATCCGTGCGGACTTCAGATTCTTCACCGGCTTTTGAAATATGGAACCCATGACAAGTACAATATCCTTTACTGCCATTCACAACTCTGCTGACGCAGGACGCATTGCCGCCAATCGCATCGGCGCAAGCTTTGATAGAATTGAATTCTTCACCGGTTTCTAATATCTTTACCGGAACGCCATTTCGTTTGGTATCAAATTCCCCCATAGAATCTCTCCTTTCTGCACCAAAAAAAGAGCACTTGTAAACCAAGCGCCCTCATGGGTTATCTGTACATATGCTCAATATAGATTAGATCTTCAATCCGGCAGCCTAATGCTTTGGCAATCAGAAATAATCTGTCGAGGGTTGGGGATGTCACTCCGTTCACATAATTACTTATAGTTCCTGGAGATATGCCTGTTTCTTCAGACAGGTCATCATATGTGAAACCTTCCCGCTTCATCATGGAATATAATCTTATATGTGCGTCCATATGAAATTCTTTAAGACTCATATCATCCCAACTATTTGGAAGTCGCCTTCGTGTCTGACGGTAATTGTCGTAAATATACTGCACCCCATTTTTCATGGTGATCAGAATATCATAACAGCTCATCTGTTTGATATCGGCAATCTCATCAAAGTCCGGATTGAAGTAGTCCAAGAAATCCTGCCACAGATATTCATCGTCGATCCACCGTTTTCTTAATTCGCTCATTTCCGTCACCTCAATCAATAAGTTGAATAAATGGAGTTAATTCTTCAATGTTGCATCTCAAGGCATAGCTTAAATTCATAAGTGCCTTCAATGTAGGCATACGCTGACCTTTTAAATATTTACAGATTGACTCCCTACTCAAATGACTCTTTCGTGCCAGCTCACTTTGATTCATATGTTCCGATCTCATAATATAGTCCAAGTTGCCTGCAAACGATTCAATAAGCTCCTGTTCAGTCATAGAATCTCCTTTCTTTATTGTACGTACAATAAATGGTGGTACTGTAGTACAATGTATATTAGCTATACGAAAAATTTAATTTTTTAAATAAATAAGATAGCTAATTAGATCGGTACTACAGTACCATGATGAAAATAGCCATTTTAGGCCATTTTTAGCCTATTTTGGGTTAATTTACGACTTTTTGTACGTACAATAATTCAATATGCCGATTTTTTGTACGTACAATAATCCGTTTCGACACAATGGTCTGCATCAACCACTTCTGATTTTTTGTACGTACAATAATTCGTTTTTACTATTTTTTGTACGTACGATTAATCCCATTTCATAAGTTTTCGGTACTCCGATTTGATACCATCTCTCACAATTTCAGACACATTTTTTCCAGTCTGTTCGCTAATATATTTAAGTGTACTGGCATCTCCGATGGACAAACGTACATTTAAACGATAATCTTTAGAGATTTCTTTCTTCGGTCTCCCTTTCTTTTTACTCAATTTTTATTTTCCTCCGCTCCGCACCCTCTTATCACAACCATATTATTACGATCATAATCATTAACAATATCATAGGTACAATCAGGTGGTAACACCAATACCTTGTCTCTTGGTGCGTTTAAATCCTCGTACAGTTTCTTTTGTAATTTTGCAACATCCTCCAGCGAACGCCTTACAACTGGCTTTACTACAAATATCATTTCACTACCTCCAAATCTTCCCAGTTCGCTTATCCTTAACTACGATCCTCTCTTCAATATGAAAATCCGAAGCGTCACAAATAGCAAATATAGCAGTGAGTAATTTATTGAGTCGTTCCTCTGAATCGTTTTCTCTACGTTTGTACCTATTTGCTTTATCCACCGATGACACAGCATCAGCGTTCATAATAGCCTGATATGCAGTAGGGTCCAGACAACCAGACCCATTCCGCTTTAAATCATTTTTCATTATTCTTTGAAATATCCTCCATATCTATCTGCGCTGGTTCCAACCGGATTCCGCCATATTCCCATAAATCTTCTTTGAGCTTATCCATATCCAATTCACCGTCTTCCCAACGTCCGTAATACTCCAGAACTTTATCCACGAATCCCGGAAGTCGTTCACGATATGATTTAGGCCAATAGTGATCCATGAGCACTTCTAATGGCAGGGTGAGAACCAACGCCAGTACAGTATTAACAGTTTCTTCATAAACATCTTTCTTAGTCTCGGCAATCTTTACTCCAATTTTTTCCTGAACGATAGCGTCCAGCTGCGCCTGAGTTAGGTTGTAGGTTACAGTATGAGCTTTCTCCTGTTCTCGCTTCATACGTCTCATTTCTGCTCTATTCATTTTCTGCTCTCCTGAGAATTTCTCCGTCCATACTACACCACTGAACCTTATCTGATAAAATATCCTTCAAATTTGTTTCCGTGTATAATTGGGAATTACACGTGGATACCAGTTTGGATAATTCGCCTGCTTCAAACCCCTCTTCCGGAATAATCATGACTTCATGAATGGATGATGGGAGAACGTAAAAGTTACCACCGACGATATCTCCGATCTTCTTCCGAATGCTCTTATGCAATATCATACTGGCTCCGTTCATCTGATTACCTTTAGTGAGCGTCAGCATCGGTAACTTATCACCTCGCATACGAACTTTCCTATTGAATAAATTAATCGCAAACAATGGTTTTTTAAGGGCAAACGCTTCAATAAGATCCTCAGTAGTGAATAATACTGGTTCATAATTCAGATCACTTATCATGGCATCTTTATGTAATGTTTGAATATCGATCTCAAGCGCATCCATCAACTCCGGAGTAAACATCAGATTACCCAGTTTTTTTTCTGATTCATACAAAGTAGCCATATAAATCAGAGCGAAATCGCCAATATGAGTTACAACTTTTCCTTCCAATAAGTTACGACTGAAATCAGGATCATAAATACGAATCTGCAGTTTGTCTTTGAGATCTTCATAACTGTTAAAATTCAACATCATAACTAATCCTCCTTATCGTTTTGTATGGATATAATTTTTAGTTTACATAATAACAGCAGCTAAGATAATTAAAAGCAGACCCTTGATCTGATCTGCTTTATCGCTGGCTAATAAATATTCAAATACACCGAGCACAACGCTGCCTATAGCTAAAATATGTAGCATTAATGTGAATCCTTTCTTTATTAAAATAGTTTAAATAAAAACAAAAGACCCAACGTATTTAACGCTGAGTCCAATGTCTTCGATAAAATTATTTGTTGTACACATCACAAATCATTTTAATACAACAGCCGTACAGAATGCCGCATGTTATGCTGTCAGTGGCCTTTCTAATTGCAACACTTGTGGCGTCATCATCCTCTATTGACGCACAACTTTTGCAAGAATTGAGCCATGCTAACACACCAGTCACACCTGTTATCACTACTCCTACTGTTTTCAATGTTTTCAGATTTGCCATAACCAAATTCCTCCTTAAAATAATTTTCTCATTATAGGAGATGTTTTCAACGCGAAAAAAAATAATTACTTCTCCTTTTCTTTATCTGATTTAAGCGTAATGCAGATACTACCTGAGGTCGTTGTTTCGATAAGCTGCACTTCTCTGTTTAATATTGCTGCATCGCTGAAATAGGCAAGAAGTCTATCAACTCGGAACGATCCTATTGAATTATTGGGTGACTCGTAAAGATAAATCGTTTCGTTATTTCTCAAGATCGCAAGTATATCTACTAAAAGTATCTGTTTCATATTACTCTCCTCCTAATCCAACAACGCTGTATCAATAATCTGAAAATTAGCTCTGTGAATATAAAGAGCTTTACCATCGATCATCAATTTCGTCATTTTAGGCAAGTCTTTAGGAATCTTCCAATATACCTCATCACCTGAATATGCTACGATAGGCTGTCCAAGCTGACTTTTAATAACCACAACTCGTGCCTTACCAAAATAATTCCTATATTTATTCACGATACCTGCTATATATGTATTATCGGAAAGCTTACCAGTCGACTGACTGTAAATATCAGTCTGCACAAAGTCTACGTCAGGCTGCAGACCATCCTGCTCAAATATACATGTATCTCCACAACTCTGAATTTCTTTGCCATCAATATTAATGGTGATCACGGATGACATCTCGTATCCAGTAACAACTGATCCGTCACTACTGTAAGAAGTCGTCTTAACCGGATTGCCCTGAATATTGATTTTATCGCCAGTGGTGGTCATAACTTTTGAGCCATAGTTATCGTAAGTACGGATCGTGTAGCCATTACCTACGAGGTTTCCTTTGATCTCATTAATAGTGTCATCCAGCACTGCACAGCCTGTAACTCCGCCAATAAGGCAAAAACACATAACCGTGAGTAAAATAAGTCTGAGTTTTTTCTTCATTTTTAAATTTTCCTTTCTATTTTAATTATGTTTTCTTTCGCGCCATACTCTGAGTTGAACTGGACGAAGTGTATTCTGTCCGCCCATTTTTCGTTTGTTATTTTTAACACGACGAGCTCCAGAACCAGAATTCTTAATCCATCTAATGATTCGCCTGTATCTTCTGTAATAGCCATTCATTACTCTTCTTCGGTTACATCTCATAAACAATTCCTCCTCATTTTAATAATAAAAACTTAAACCCCAGATGATAACCAAACGCACACCTGAGGCAAACTGCGAAAATAATAAACGCCACACCCCAAATGAGATGTGACGCAGTGCTGTATTTAATACCGGAGGTTATCACGAATCCTAAAAGAGATATCATAAATCCCAAACACGATATTACGAAAAACGCTCCGAATAACAAAGCAAACATTTTGATTCTCTCCTCATCTACAAAGGCTCAACATGCTGCATATAATAGCAGAACAGAATATAACAACTTTACAGATATCCCGATCGTTTGCGTACCGCCATGCCAAGAGCAGATCGATAAGCATGAATACTGCTAAACAAATTTTTAATGAAAATATCATTTCGAATCCTCCTCTAAAATCTGTTTCTTAACGTCTTCAGCAAGTTCTTTAGCCATGAGATCATGAACGATTTTTCCAACACTAAAATTCGTAGGATCATCTTCGGCAAGTCGGGACTGAACCTCCTTCGGACAATCATATCCAGGTTTGTTAACGTAATGTTGTCGTCCAAAACCATTTTTTACAATATCATAACTGGTTGTAACGTCAGCAAGACCTCCTTTGTTTAAGCAGTCATGAAAATGTTCACAATTATCGCAATATACATCGTCCTTATTCCAAGGAAATGGCTGCGGAAAACGTTTTTCTTCAACTGCCTGATCTGACTCGATAGGAAGTCCAGTAATCAGCTCACTGTACGGCAAGCTCTCAATCCACTTACAAACCTCTCGCCACTCATCCAGCTTATGATTTTTCCGCTGTCTGTAAATATTCGCCAGAACCTCATAATTCAACATAACATTACGAGTCTGGTTATAGCTGCTCGGAAGAAGCTGAATAAGCTGCCACCAAATTTCTTTATCTTTTTTACCAAAGCATTTTATATTGCCGTTCTCATAACGTAAAATTCCACCATTCAAATAAACGCCTCTGAATACGTTCAATGCGTCGATCGTATTCTTTAATACATCCATCGACTGCCGGATACAGACATGTTCTATCGAAAAATCCTCCAGCGTAAATTCTTTCTCCGCAATCTTGTGCATCGTACTGCAGGAGTTTGCAACAGTACCAACTTTATATGTATCAAACTCTTTCCACCAATACAACGGCGCCGTAATTCTCACATACACCGGCATCATTCTTAAATACTTTCGATGCTCTGTACCTGCGTTGGATAAGCGCTGCATGAGGGAGCGGTCGCTATTTCCTAAAATAAAACCAGTCTCAATATTTTTCTTACAATTATTCCGATTTTCATGACAACTATGACATGGCAAAGTTTTTAAACAAGTTCCACTATCACTCTTCTCCCAAGAATTCATCGGATTTCTCATACCTTCAATGATAAACTCCATTTGCTCTGGACTTGCCAGAACTACATTTTCTAATTTGATCATTTTAAAATTCTCCTTTCTGTAAATGCGATGGAATATAAAAGAAAAGACCCAACGTAATTTCTACGCTGAGTCTCTACTTTTAATAAGTGTAAATTTTGAATTTCTCGTTTCGTTTAAACGCCCTTTTTGCGCGGATATATTGGATCAATCCTCTTGCATGAAATTCTAGTCGATATAACTTATCATCTTCTAAAAAATCAATACCCTCACCAATTTTTTTCCAATCTCTTCCGTATTTAGTCGTTTTAACAATATAGTCTTTCGCCATATAATATCACTCCTTTCATTAAAGGAACTGTATTTTTAGCGAACTTATTCAATTCCTCTCTTACCACCAAAATAGACTAATACTCCAGATCCGTTATATCATCCAAAATATTCTCCAGAGATTTTCCATCAAAGAATTTTGTAGTCATAACCTCATCAATAGAATGAGCCGTCATGCTTTCATCACCATACCACATATCAAAGTTATCACGTGCCAATGGATCTACACCGCAAGAATATCCATTGTATTCAAACATAACATGACTTGTCAAATTACCAAGATATTCTTTCATATTAAACTCTGTCATAAAATATCACCATTTTCCCTTCGTTCATTTTGTGTTAATTCTCTGACTGGACGACCACATAATTTTCCAGATATATCATAAATATAATCATGTACATGTTCTCCATATTTCCCATATGGATGGTGTTTTGGCTGCCCGTGATTATGATTACTAATTTGTTTTATTTGTCGTCCGGAACTATCATAATAATTTCGGTCAATTCCACCATTTTTTCTCTGAATCTGAGTAATGCTATTTGGTTTCCCAGTTAATTCAACATGATTTACGCTGATTATATCTTTTCCATCAGCATTTTTCAATGTGCTTTGAGCTTTTGCAACCTTTCCTTTATTCTTGATTGGATATGGTGGACCGTTTCTCACTCCCCACTTCATTCCTTTGACACCGCTATGATGAATAACCTCTATGTTTTTATTAGGTCTGCCTTTAATTTTACCGAAAACCTTCCTTTGAGCATTTCCTGCGTTGAATCGTTCTTCGATTTTTAGCACCAGTTTGAATTTATCACCCATTATTTTTCCTTATCTAATCGCTTCCTCCGCAATTTCGTTTTTAAGCTCTTTCGTCTTATCATCAAAGATTCCAACTATCACATCGCGACCCTCTTGATAACCTTTTCTGTATCCACGCATGTACTCATCATGTAAAATCTTCGCGTTGACAGTAATTTCGCAAATATCAACTCCGAGATCTTCCATCATGTTTATAAGCGTAACAGCTTTAGACAACATCTCTTTACTCACGGTTATCTGGTAATTATCTACAATCCACGACGATATTGTCTGAAATATAAATTCATCCCTTGTTTCGAGCATTTTCGTTGATACATCATTGCTGAAATTCTCATACATCATTTATTCTTCCCTTCTCTCAGCATTTCGCATTTCGATTTCGCCGGTTTCTTCATTGTAATTCGGACACTCTTCGTCATCTAATCGGAGGCAAGGCGCTGATTCGTTATCCAGTAAAACTTTAAGACCGCCAAACCTGCAATCTCTACATTTAATCATTTCTTTTCTTAACCTCCTTTTCAATCATATCTTTTAAACGTTTACATTTGTCTTTATGCTCGCATGTAATATTTGTGTTACAATATTCCTTAGAATAACCATCGAATAGTACCGCTTTCTCTATATGAGCGTCAAACTCCGGACAGTCATCGCAATACTCCTCAACTTCTAATTTAATCATTTCCTTCTCCCTCCACTCTTAATATCTCTACAATTTTCAGTACATCCTCTATCCGGTTGAGTTCTACTCCTCCGACCTTGCTGGCACCTAGTGTCAGCATTGTACGACTATCATCATCTCCAGTAATCCAAAAGTCTGGTTTTAAACCTGTCAATCTATCCAAACGCCTATATTTACCGATAATAAGTACAGGGCGGAGTAGGCCGTCTGATACTCATTTCCTGTCATAATTATTTCTCCTTTCCATAAGGTTTTCTTCTAAACCATTTCTCTGCTTCTCTATTTCTCAGTTCAGGTCTACTCATGAAATCTCTTTTGATTTCTTTACCATGCTCTACGCTTCTTCCATCTCTTCCCGGATCTGGATCTCTCCATCTCATCTTATCAATTACCTCTCTTTTGCAAATTTCTTCTAATGTGGCAATCGCCAATCCAATTAAAATAAGGACAGCCGTTAAACCGACCGCCCCTAAAAATATAAACACCCACGTGAGCATATTACTCTCCTTCAACGCCGACCATTTTTCCGTCGGCATATAAAATGCTAGAATCTGGATTCCATATAACCATAGCTCGGTCGATGAATATGCCACCATCTGGAACGCCAAAGTTGCCGTATTTATTTATCACGAAGGTTGTCGTGTATTTGACGTCAACTACATCTTTATCCTTAATAAACTCATTTACAGCTTTCTCCAGTGCCAGTGAATCTCCATCACTTCCAAAAATCTTTACTTTCACTTCGTATTCTCCTTTTCTGCTTTTTTAATTTTCTTTTCGTCCGGCTTATAGCAAACCGGCTTCTCTGAATGCTCGTTCATGGGAATGCCTAAGCATTCATTGCAGGGATCTTTCTCTTCATATAAATCCGCATATTCACATAACGGACAATACTTTGAGAAATTTACTTCTTTATATATGTATTCCATTTGCGCCTCCTACTAAAATATAAACGCCAGAAATCAATCCACAGGCAATCGCTTCAAGACTTAAAAACATGAATATTTTATCCGCACGTGTCATTTGTAAATCTGGATCGGAGCTTAATAACCACACCAGTCCAAACACGACACAGGTGATTATGATAAATACACTAATTAGTTCATCCATTCTACTATCCTTTCAAAACAACCGTCCCCGTTTTCAAACTCTTCTGTACATCGATCACCCTCTGATTTGTACTGCCAGCCCAGTGATAAGTGACATCAGAAAGCTCATCTACGAATTCTCCATCCACCAAAATATCAATCCATTTCATACCAGGTAGATCTCGAATTTCTTCCCATAAATATCCGGTATACAACCAAACAGTCTTACCTGGCATATATTTCTTGATGTATTTCGCCAAATGAAAAATAGTGTCTCTATTCTCCGGATATAAAGGATCTCCTCCAGAAAAAGTGACACCACTGATATAAGACTTATTTACTTTGTTATATAATTCCTGCTCAGCCTCCACGTCAAATATCAATCCGTCATGTGGATTCCAAGTCACAGGGTTTTGACACCCTTTACAATGGTGATTGCATCCGGCCACCCAGAGCACTGTCCGCAGCCCATCGCCGTTCCGCATATCATCAGTGGTTATGTTATGATAGTTCACATGAAAACACCTCCTAAAAATATCCTTCTTGTTTTAAACTGGTGTAGTTGTCGTCACCAAGAATCGTCATGTCTTTAAACGAAACATCAATTAAGTCACCGATTTCAGAAATTGTTTTAGCTGCAGAAATATCTGTGACACTTGGGGTCGAGTCTCCGGAAGGATGATTGTGAACCAAGATAAATGCTGTCGCGTTGAGCATGAGAACTTTCTGCGCTATTCCACGTCTATCGATAACACTCGCGTTAACGCTGCCAACCCCAATCTCAATGAATGATTTAAAGTGCATTTTTGTATCAAACATGAGTAAAAACGCATGTTCTTCTGAATATGTGTCCAATCGTAGAGCTTTACATAATTCGTAAACATGCTCGGGATGTCTGAATTGTTTTTTCTTAATATCTATTCTTTTCGACCAAACTTTTTCAAATGTGATTAATCCGTCTTCGTCAAGTCTGGTTTCGTATCTTCTGGCTAGCATTTAAATCTCTCCTCATTCATAAAAATAAAAGACCCGACGTTTCCGCCGAGCCCCTTAACTCATTTGAAAAATTGTTTCATTACAAATTTCTGATATTTCTTAGTTACCTCATAAGCTGCGTAATCTGTAGAAAATCCATTAAGGAATTTATTTGAAAAATCTGTAAATGACATATCAAAATTATTTTCATCACGTCTTGTGATCTTAATAACCAGACTGTCGTTTTCATTAACTTTTACATATATAGCTCCCTGAATCTTCTCTTTAAGTTTAGCCTGTAAGTTCATACTAAATAAATATTCATAATCTGTCATAACACCATTCCTCCTTTTCATTAAAGGAGTTGTGATTTTCGCGTCATTCCTCACTGTAATCCTCCACAGTAAAACCGAAACACCATTTAATCATTCTCTTCTGAAACCAATTGAAGTGATGATCTACGTCAATATTCAATGTTCTGACTCTGCCAATTCTGATCCGCGAACCATTTTTAATTTTAGGAATACCTATAATAGTACCTTTGAATTCATTTGTCTCCATTCTGTGGTAGAAGTCCTTTCTCGTCCATCATTTTTATTGCATCATCGCAGGCCTGTGTATATCCAGTCTCATACCCTTTACAAATAGCATTGAACGTATCATAATTAAGCGGTAAATGATTTTCCGCCGCGATTCTATTGATTATCGCGTGTAATTTATTTGGATCAAGTTTTACTGCCATCCAGCAAACTTCCTTTCGTTAAATTCTTTCTTCTTATTTAAGACTTTGGTAATTGCCATATCTATTCCGGATCGGCTTTTGATATGGTAGTAATATAAGTCTTTGTATGGAGTGTTCATTCGATCGATTCTACCACTAGCCTGCTCCATGACTTTATAACTATAATTCTGTGAAAAGAATATAATCGTATCAGTCTTGACACAATTCCACCCCTCGCAGCCTGCGGTATATTGAACCAAATATATCCAGCGATCAGAATCCGGCACCGGCTGATGAGCATGACCGCTCCATTCGGCTACCTCATATCCTATATATTCGTCGTCACTGAATAAGTGAAGCAACATTTCTCTTTCGTAATCGAAATTGTAAAATATAATAGCTCTAGGCGTTTTCTCTAGGATCTCCATTAATGCTACTACACGAGACTCATCAGTATTCACTATTCTTCTCAAAACATAACAAAGCTGAGAAGCCTGTTGGATTGGTTCATCCTTAAAAGGGTCCCATCTATTTCGGATAACATCCTTATATTGAGGAATATCGTACTTAGCATACACATCAACATGATGGGGAACCGTACTTCTTTCGAAGTTCATATCAACCAATATTCGATTTCTCAATCTGATTAATCTGCCGGTGTTCAAATATCTTTCAATCTGTGGATACTTTGTAAACCGTGAATACACAACATGCTCTCTACAAAACTCAGTCTTGTTTTTGTAGAATCCATTCGCCACGAATACCGGTATGTAATCGGTCCAGCAGTCTCCGGGTGTTGCTGAAAGAATAATCCAATTATTCCCACGGGCAATCTTCTGAAATGCTTTTACCCAGGCTCCTGAACCACAGACTCTATCCTCATCAAATATAAAGAACACTCCATGAATTTCAGCGTATTTCTTAATATTATTCCAGGAATCGATTATGATTTTTTGCCCAGGATATAATTTATTCTGTTCTGAATCTGTTGACATGCGATAATTCGCCAACTCTGAATCCCACTCATGTGAGTCACGCTTCATAGCCGTAGTAATAATATAAAGATCCTGTGGATTCTTCATTGGAACATATTCCTGATCGATAAAACTTCCGCCGTTCTCTTTGAAATAATAATAGAGACCTGTTCTTGATTTTCCACTCCCAACGCCACCATTAAGAATACAGCCATTACGCATTTTATCCACAGCGTCTTTCTGATAATCCCTGAGAAAATCGTTACTCATTTTTCGCCTTTGGTGTAATCAACTTTTTATAAAGTTCAAGAGCTTCTTCTCCGTCGAAAGCATTTATAACATCGACGGCTTCGCAGGGTTTTTTACGCCCCACGATTAAAACTGTGCCGTCTTTACCCGCCGATGAATCAAAACCTATAATTAATGAATCACTGGTCTTTTCCATCGCTTTCTCCTTTCCTAGGAATCCACTTCTTAAATACATCATTGAAATATCCAGCATTATCAAAGAAGTATTTAGAAATCGCCATAGCCAGACCTTTCTCCGGATCAAATGTGTCGTCCTTACCGCATTTTACAACGGTCTTGGTACCGTCGTTCCAGAATACAATTGTGGCCGGATCATTGAAAATAACATTTTTAATTCTGGACATAGCCTTCTGATATGGCGATACCGTAAGGCCTGCTACGTATGACTCAAAAACGCCTGAGTAATTCGACGGCAAACTATATTCAACTCCGTCTGTTGTCATGCGAAGAAAATCTCTAGTGCAAGTTCTGCACATTTCCTTACGGTCTTTATTTGCACATAAATCACAATAAATATTCATAATCATTTCTCCTTTTCTTCTAATTTCATAGTAACTCCGCATTTCATAGCTGCAATTGCAATCCTAGCGTCCGTACACTTTCCTGCGACTCTATATATTGTATAAGCCATGATTCCGGCTATAACAATTTTTGCTCCGTCACTCATAAATATCACTCCCTCATTTATCTTCATTCTTAGACGCAACTATAGTGAATAACGTTGAATCAAAGTAATCTGGGTAATGGTATTCCTTAACCGGCGTTGCGGTTACTGAAATGATATTCCAGCCATCTTCCTGCAGATTCCGTAATTCTTTGTCCAAATTACTTGCCAAATCACATACTAAATACCTGTTATGTGCTCGGACTTCGAATGCTCGTACGATCATATTCACTCCTCTGGGCTTTCTTCCTCAGCATATCTTGCTGCAAATCTGTCAATTTCCTGAATGACCTCCATAGACTGCAGATATGCAGTACGACCAGTTTTACCATTTACTTCCCAGTCATATGGTCTTACATCCAGATTGACTGAGCGAATATCAATCTCATCCACGATGGATACCATATCCTCGCTCAGCTCTCTGTGGGCAGTTCCGGATACTAAATATACCTGCGGTCCACGATCATTGAATTTCACTTTAACCGGGAGATATCTGAATGGCTCTTCACCTTCGTCTCTCGGCTCTTTGATTTTCACATTCCAGCCACGATCGATAAGTTCATCAGCGAGCTCCTGGTTTGGAATAACCACTGCGAAGTTGCGATCGCCCTCACGATTGAATTTGCTCCCCTCTCCTCTGAGGTTTCTGTAAATGATTCTTGCGTCGTTAATCTGTAAAATGTCTCTTGGTGCAAATGTCAGTTCCATAATTCTTTTAATCTCCTTTAAATAAATATAATTTTGTATAAAACAAAGAGCCTCAACTATTTCTAGCCAAGACTCTCAGCTTGCTTATTGAATGAAGCCAATTTTCGCGTACTTTATTATTTCATAGAAATCCTTGAGTGATAAGGTCGCCATACCATATTTACATTCACTGCAAGCACCGTTACATCCAACACTTTCCGTGTTATTGTTTTTCATATTCGGATGTTCACAATACATGTCCACTGTGTATTTAATCTCACCATCTTTGGATTTTAAATAATGCTTCATAAAATCACTCCTTTCATAATAGGAAAGGATTTCTCCGCGAATATCAATTCCAAGGTAACTCTACTTCTTCATCGGTGCCTTCTGGAATATTCATAAAATCCGGTAATGGTTTTTCTTTAGGAATATACGGATCTTCAGATATAAACCATTCATAATCACCGTATTTAGAAATAGATTCAATGGCGTCATTAACGAGTTTGTCATAATATGATCGATCAACAATGCCATCATTACCAGTGATTAGCTCTGCTCCCGATATCTCTTTCTCTTTTCCAGTATCCGGATCGATAATCGTCACCATCTCTGCGGTTTTCTTCAACAGCATTTCTGCCTCAAGCCATCTGAATCCGGTAGTGCCGGTAGCTGCGTAGAATTTACCATTCTGCTCTCTGACGAGAATGCCACCGCCCTTGCCAGGTTTAACCGGACAGAATTCTCCGACTTTACCGACGAATTTACGATCATGGCCTTTTTCAATCTCTTCCTGCAGTACGCCAGCTTCCGGTTCAAACGTGGTATCTGAGATTTTGCCTTTCTTATAATCGGATTCCAACTTCTCCAGTTTCTTCTCGTATTCAGATACGTCCGGTAATTTCTCATTCATATCCAAATATAAAGCCGATTTCACTGAGAAAGTTTCTCTCATATCATTGATTGTTACTGGTTCACGGCTGAAACAAGTCTTGAATACATAAGGAACCGCAAACTGCTTGCCGGTAGCTGTCCATGGATTATTCTTATGTTTCTTATTATCGCCTGGAGCATATCCGTACATAGTCACACACTCATCTGGGTCTTTATACTTAGCGATATAAACCGCATTGTTTACAAGACACATTCTGTCGTAAGTAGCCTCATGCTCAAATGTGTAGCCATACCGCTTACCAAAGTCCATAACGAATTTGATAATCTCCGGTGTAGCATCCGGAATCTTAATGGAATCTGTCTTGATATGAGCAACAGTAAATCCTCTCTTCTGTACCTCATGTTTAAGATCCACCATAAACAGCGCGCCACGTTTGGCAACGATATTGTCTTTGTTTCTGACATCATGGAACGGGTTGGGGAATGTCGCTGAGGTGAGACCATACACTGAGTTGATTGCAGTCTTCAATGCATTTGCCAGATCCTCAGAAGTCAACTCGCCATCTTTGACTCTCTGAATATACGGTTTGAGCTTTCCGTCAAGCATTTTATCAACTTCATCCCAAGCTTCATGCTTAATGCTTACACGACCCTCAACAATATCACGATACGCTTTTGTATATCTGACACCAAATAAACATTCGGCAATGGTGCTGTGAGGATGCATTGATGCAATATCAAGAAGTGCTACATTACCATACATTCCTGGTTCAGCATATACATATCCACCCTCTCCAACTTCTTCCCCACAATATGTAGAAACACCGTTCTCATATTTATATCCTGGAAAATAAGGTAAAAGAGAACCGGCTTCACCATGGGTTTGAGACATCATTTCCGGACACGCTTCTTCCAGGAAATTACGAGTCTCTTCGTCCATTTCGAATACCGGCTCTGCTAAATTACGATAATTAAATTCATTTTGAGGATTTATTCTATTTCCAAATATAAATTTAGTGGTTAAGGTGTTGGTGGTGTCATTCACAGTCAATCCGGCCAGATCAGCCAGAATCTCTCTTGCAATAAAATCACTCTTCAGATAATCCCATGCAGCTTCCGTCGCCAGGACATCGTTATCACAATACTCCGCTACTTTCTGCCATAATTCTTTAGGTACAGGCTTGTCCCACGGAAGTCCAAGCTCCTGATGATGAATGCCCATTTCGATCTCGAGTTTTTTCAAGCTCTTTTTGTTACCTGCAGAAGCGAAATCATAAATATCAGTATATGAAATATTGTACGCCTCGCCGAATAATACCTTTCGACTGTCACCTTTTTTCGTATTTACAATTTTCTGGGATAAATCATACAGCTGCTCGTTCGTATAACCCATCATACAAGCATAGAGCATATGATTATCATATCTACGACAATTAAATCCAACCAACCGGAATTTGATAAGTTCTTCAATATCCTGCGGTCGTGGATTTATCAGTCTTACGATAGGTTTTCCCTCTCCCTGGACTTTCCAGTTAACCAGGAACAAGTTTGGAAATACCTCACAATCATAAAAAACCAGCGGCTTCTCATCGTTTGTGAGCGCTACCGCCGGTTCTTCAGATTTAAATTTCATTTTGCTTACAAGTCTCAGACAATAATCAGCCTGATTGGTGCTTTGGGCCGCGAAAGAATATACAGCATTTCTCATATCGGATACATCATATGCTTTGTCGCTGGCATAAGCATCATTGAGAAGCTTATTGATAAAATCAACACTACTTCGAGTGTCGTGATGATATTCTTTTTCGAGATTTCTTTTTATCGTAGTTCTGAGACTCTGTTCGTTTTTAAATCCTTCAATATTTATCACTTTTTTTCCTCCCTCCTTCAAAGGAAGTCCTGAGCTAATATGTGCAATAGGTAAATCATTGCATTTTGTAAGCTTTCTCCTGAGTGAACTTTTTCCTGTGAATACCTTTATTTCAATGTCTTTGTCGTAAAGACGATTGAGTTGTTTCGGATCTCCATCATAAATATAATGAAGGTGAATCCCCGCCCCACTTTTACTTAACTCAGCATATGTAGCCGGCCATTTGCTTGCTGCCACCAGATTCTTTTCGAATGACTTATTACCAGACTCATCTTTAATATCAAAATCGATGACTATATGATTCTCTGGAACCTTGACATAATGAAGTTTCGATGTGTTGATATCGCTGAGTTTGGTTTTGACTTTGTCCCAGGGCTTGACGGGAGTTTCATTTTCGTTTGCGTATTGAGCAAAACACTCGGCGCAGGACTCATCGAAGGATGACTGTATCCCCTCTCCAAAATCGATGGATTTCTGTATTTGTTGTACATCTTTCTTCTCACTCCTCATATCTTTCTCGAATTTATCAAGCCGAAACCCTGAATATACATTCCGAGCCTGAGATTCGCTGTCAAATTCCTCGTCGAAATTCCAGAAATAATTCCTAAGCTCTTCTTTGAACACTCTCTGAGAATATGGATACGGTACCTTGGTCTCGTCGCAATACACCTTATACATCTCCCAGGCAGTTTTGAGAGTCGTTCCGTCATTCTTTTTAAACACACTGAATGAATCTATCATGAAATTATAGAAATCATTCGTGGCGCCCATCATCAGCGTCGGAATGTATGAATCGTACATATGTTTATTCGCCAAATATACCTGATGACAGTGATACGCAATTCCCGGAAGCTCAAAAGGGATTTTATCCATACAATCTGAATATTCTCTCTGGTCAAGTTTATTGCCGGATGGCGTTACATCGATCAATCGTCTGAGTAAACCGGATTTGCTGTCTGTAATCTTTACTGGTTTATTGGTTCCCATAAATAAGAAAGCGTTAAATCTATTCGCATAAGTAGATTTAAACTTCTCATTTACAGTCATAAGCTCGTGGGATACAAGACTGTTTAATCGAGTGTTATCCTCAATTTTGGATAAATCTCCATCATGTTGAATTGCAATAAGCGGATTTGCTTTAAACGCCTCTAACGCAAAAGAGTTATTAGCCGATCCCAACGCCTTAGCGTCAAAGACCGAATAATAACCCTCAAATAACTGCTGTATAATATTTAAGACTGTCGATTTACCGGTTCCTGCAGAACCATAGAGAACCATAAACTTTTGAATATGTTTGGAATCACCTTCGATAACTGCGCCAATCGCCCATTCGATTTTCTTCCGCTCCCCCGGAGAATATAAAGTAGACATAAGCTTTTCGTACCCTGAAATATTACATTCTCTCAGCGGATAACTGAGCGTTCGACTGGCGTAATCCTTTTTGGTCGTCTTGGTATCACCAAATATAATTTTCTCGTCTAGTGGATGATAGTTGTCTCGCATCTGCTTTTGGCAATATTTATGCCAGGCGTCTATAGAACCGGAATTTGAATCCCACATATATTTTGTGTTAAGTTCATCAATCGCGTGTTCTTCCTGTTTTTTCGTATATTCATATAATGCGGCATCAACCATGTTGATCACGTCTTCTTCGTCGGTAGACCAGAGACCGGTATCTTCATTCCAAACAGCATAGAAATCGCCGCCCCGTATCATGAGATCCGACGATTTCTTCAGAACAAATTTAGGGAATATCTCGGTGACACCCTTTTTCACTTGGCGCGTCGAAATCTTCATGAAATCAATCATTACACTATGCTTCTCCTTTCAAGATTTAAGATATGCTGTCGAGATACCAGCACAATTGTGTCCAAATGTCCACTTTTGTTAAATCCACGTCAACGCCTCGAATTCTGAATAAACCGCCATCCCCGTCTGACTTATACTGTCTATCCAGAAATGTATTTACGATATTTCCAGCAGATTTCTTATCAAAATTATTATCGCTCATAGATCCAAGCCCCATAGTCGTGATCATTCCCCAAAACCATTGCCCGGTTCGATCGCCGAGTGCCGGATTGTCCATGATGGTCTCCTCGATCCTAATGGCCAAAGCCACCATCATCTCCAGAACACTGCATGGACCTTCGAGACAATCTCTAATCCAATCATTTTGATTTTCTCTGCCTGTATCAACAGCAAATCGCCATCTAAGATCTACGCCATCCTCAGCTCGGTTTTCGTCACTTCGCATTTCGCATCTGAACGTAATCATATGTAAGCATGAAAGAAGTTTTTTATAAGTCATCTTGCCTGAAAACCTCTTTCCGCAGACAATATTGGTCATCCATTCGAAATATTCGTTGATAATATTGTTTTTATCCATCCATTCTTCTCCTATCGTGTAGGATAGACGTCACTGAATCTTCGAGTGTCCATGAGAATCTCGTATTCTTTATCAAGAATCTCATTTCTGACAAATACTGAATCGTCCTCATATTCACCGAAATGATTCAGAGCATCGCTTCCAATAGTTTCTTCAATGTCGTCTTCATCCATAACACAATTTGCCTCATCAGTAACAACCCCATCCGCCCAATATGTCAGGCTTTCAGATGGAAGTTCGCTTTCGCCGAATTCTTCCGGTGAAATAACATATTTATACATATAATCCTCCTCTTTATAACCATTTTTATCGATGATTTCCTGCATCGCTCTATAATCTTTGAAATCCGGATTCTTTTTAGACTGTGGCGTAGCATCTGTTTTGATAGATTCCTTTACGTCTGTCTCCGCGATATCATCAACAGTCGGATGTTTCTTACTCCATACTTCCTTTACTGAAGCAATTTCCTCGTCAGCCAGTTTTTTATATTTATCCTTTACGAGTTTCCATGTTACTGCGGAGCCAATAGCGACTCCGGCAGCAAATATAAGAATTTTATTTATCATGGTCTTTCCCTTTCTTTGAAAATGGGTTCTCTACGCTCTTATGAATATAAATCTTTTCGTCGATTATCACTCCGGGTATTTTTCCCATCTCAAAAAGAGCTTTTAAAGTATTTCTTCCGCTATGCCATTTGACGGCAGCTTCGTCCAGGGTCATAAGACCAGGAAGCGTATCACCATCGAATATAGACACGTTTTCCAAATTATTTTCCAGAACGAATATGATAAGTTCTCTACCTGTCATGATTTCTCCTTTCACCAAACGCGATCGTAAATATCCCTATAGGTATTCCCCGACCCAATGCTATTGAGTCCTGTCATTCACATCAGATCAAGGATGTTTCCATCAACATTGAAATCAAGCAGAATTGTTCTTTCGTATCCGTTCACAAAGTTACGATTTGCTTCTTTGTTAGTATCGTAAATGCCGAAATCGACATAGTTATCGCCGATCGGATTCTTTTTATCATAGATCCATCCCACAATCTGACCTGCTCTTGTGCGGGGGATACCAAGCATATCGTATACTTCATTCAGGAATAAATATCCACAATCTTCCAGACGTTTGGTTGCCGCTGCTTCCTGCTGACGTAAGAAAATCAGATTTAACTCCGGGTCTTTAGTCCATCCGACACAACCATCATCGAAAAATCTTGCGTATTCACTGATTGCATTTGGATCTACTACGTCGACAGTCTTTTTTACAGTCTTTTCATTACCTTTTTCATCGGTAACAGTCTCTTCCACTTCCTTAGCTTTGATGTTATAACGGAGCTCTTTATCCAGTTCTTTTCCGAATCTTTCAACGACTCTTCCACGATATTCCTTGAAGCTTTTGTCGACTGCTGTGTAAGCTGCAGCCAGTGCAATGTTCCTCTTTCTGAGAATATTGTTAGATGTAAGAATAGCCGTGATAGATAATCCTCCGAGAATAACCGCAGGAGCATAAACTTTAGCAACCTTCAGAGCGGTCTGCGTATATACAATAGCAAGATCTTTGTTTCCGTCTTCCTGTGTATACTCCTCATTAACTTTGTCTGGATTCTCAATCACATCATGAATAGAATCAATTTTATCTCTGGACTCATCTAAAATATCTCCCAGTTTAGTTGTTGCCTTACAAGCCATCACAGCACTTGCTACCGCACCGATTACTCCAGCCACTACAAGAATCTCCGGGCTGTGCTTCTGGAGCTTAAATGCCATTCTGTGTGCTGATCTGGAAATAGTATTCATAAATGCTAATTTTTTCATTATTCGTTCTCCTTTTTAAACTCTTCGATTTCTTTTACTGACATACCATCAATTCCGGCAGATTCGTTGGAATCAGTATGCTTGAAATATTCTCCTGTTTGTGGATACATGTATCTGAACATGCAATAGTTTGCAGCGTCTGCCAGATATTCTAAGTTACCTGTTTCTTCAAATTTCTGAATACACTTTTTAAGTGATCCAATTGCATCCACATACCCTGATACAAAATTTCTTGAAGCTTTTCCATATTTGAAATATGACTGCACGACGAGATCTTTTCTAATCTCATCGAATTTGTTACTGTATTCAGTCTTTAAAATAATCTCCTTTGGATCTTCCATAAACCCTCCTTAAATCGGTTCTGCTTTTGGAAGTTTGATCATGTAGCCGTCCCGAACTCTTGAAATATCAGCTCTGGCGAGACTCTTCCAACCGTATTTATTATCCGTATAGTTGCAAGTCATACCGCATAAATCATACATATCAGCAACGCTGACGACTCCGTATCTGTCCATTAATTCATCCATGCTGGATAATACTTCGTCAGCCTCACCTCGGGTATCGAACACAACATCGTCAAAATCGTAACTAGCTCTTACTGACCTTCTTGAGTTACGGCTCGTGTTATCGGAATATGATCTATATGGCACATAACTGGATGAACCACGACTGCTATTTCGTTTATCACCGTATAACATCATATCGACGCCGTCTTTCACGATATCTGAGACAGCTTTTTTGATTGCCGGTACCAGCACATCAAGAAAAATATAAGATTTGACATTAGATACGTCCTCGGAGATAAATACATCTTTGAATTTGCTTACCTCACTCTTCTTTTTTCTCTTAACATTACCGGTAACGACCTTATCTACTTTTTTCTCAGCAGCTTCTTTAGCTTCAGCTTTTGCTTTATGGGAATTTGATCTATAATTTTCCATGAGTTCTCCTCTCTTAATCAACCATCATAATTTTTCCGGGTAACGTTATGCGTGTTCCCGCAATACGGTTATTTCTTTTCTTAAACTGATATGTTAAATTACTCCTTGCTTTCTTCTCAGAAGGAGCAACAGTCTCTCCCTCCCAAATATCAGCAAGAAGAGTGTTGAATTCCATGACCGGACCTTTGTAAATATACCTGGGCATGATACGCTCCTTTCCGTTGAAAACAAAAAGAGGAATACCTTGTTATAGGTACTCCCCTGTTAGAGAATATAAATCTTAGTTTTCTGATGCTTCATCATCGGTAGATTCAGCTTCGTCGATTTCTACGTAATCGGAATCAGCTGCCACGTCAGAATCGTCATCGCTGCCTCCAGCTCTTGATCCGATCGCGTAAGCTGCTACCAAACCCAGTCCGATCACTGCACCTTTTGCAATGTTCTTTCCATGTTTCTGTAACCCGCTTTTTACTTTCGTTCCGAAAGCTTTAAGCTTTGATTCCTTAACTTCTTCAGTGGCTACTTCTGTCTCCGTATTCTCCTCTGTAGTTACCTCAACTTCTTTAACCTCTTCTGCTTTGATTTCTTTCATCTTAAATAATCTCCTTTCAGATTTTTATATTCTTTCCATTAAACAATATGTATTTTTCGCGAATCTACATAAGCTTTGAGAAGTCATATCTCGGCGCAATATGATAGTCCAGAGTAATGCAAGGTCTACCGTCATCCGCGACCATGGCTCCGTAACTTATTTCGAGTAAACCATCATCAAGATTCCAGCCAAGTTCATCGCCCATGTCTGTATTACTCAAACCAATTTCATTATAGAAATCATTTAATGCCGCATACATCTCGTACACCATGGTTTCATTGATCTTGTTGACTGCAGCACGGATTGTCTGAATATCCGATTCAAAATATCGTCCGGAAATACCGTCATAGCAAAGCTGCTTGCCAGTCCCTGTGATGATCACTTCATTTTTGGATACAGGCGTCTCGTCTAGGTGTTTCTGGGAAACTTTATCTCGGATGACTTTCTCTTTCTCTTCACCTATTTCCTCTACGACCTTCTCACGATATTCGTTCAGTGCCGTTTCGGATAATTTATAGGCTGTAGCCAGTGCAGCATTTCTTTTAGCGTGTACTGAATGAGATCCGAGCAGACAAGCAATAGAAGCGACACCACTGATAGCTGCTGGAATATAACATTTCCATGTGGTTTTGACTACTTCAACGGGCTTGAGTTCTGGCATATCATCGTACGAATCATCTTCTTTCAACGTATCGCCATATTTCTCATATCTCTTTTCAGTCAGAAGTTCCAATGCTTTCGGGGTAGCTTTAACAGCTAAGACGGTCGCAGTAATGCCGCTCGCAATGCCAATCCCGAGCAGAATCTCAGGACTTCGTTTTCCGAATCCTCGTTTCACAGTTTTAATGAATTTTGTTACAGATTTGTTCATGATATCTCCTTTCAAATGAACATAGTTTTGTTAAAACAAAAATAAGAAGCCCGTTAGGACTCCTTATCTGTTTTCTCGGTAATATACTCTTCAAGTTTTTTGTCGATTTCTTCTTTCGACTGCTTATCTGTAGCCCAGCTAGCAACTAATCCGCCAATAGCCACAGCAATCCGACCAGCCATTTTTATTAAATCATATTTCTTCATTTCTAGTATACCTCCTTTCCGTTAAAGTCGTTGGAATTCTCGCGAGTCAGTAATATTCATCATAGTTCAGAATTGGTTCGAACGGCATTTCAATAATATAAAAGACGGAACCATCATCAAGTTTTGCCGGAATGTGGTTGAATTCAATCCAGAACATTCCTTCATCCATCGGAGCCCATCCGGCTTCGGCGCCCCAATCAGTAGGCTCCAGGCCGAGGAATTCATACAGTTCGTTTATCACAGCTTCTCCTCTGAGAATATAATTTCGGTTCAGGTGGTATTCTGCCATAAGAACCTGTTCGAGACTGGCTGTGAAGAACCTCTTCGAATACTTATCATACCAGAGAACCGGTTTAGATGAATTCTCCTCCAGCGATAAATCACAAGGCCCAGTTAAACATGAAGCATTGATGTATACAGTTTGAGATTTCTCTACTGCGAGAGCTTCAATAACTTTCTTATCGGCCTCATCGCCATACAATTCCTTGAGTTTTCGGCGATAGTCTTTAAAGCCCTGATCCAACAAAGCGTATGCGCTGGCCATAGAGGATTGAGTCTTTCGATTCAACATCTGAGCTCCAAATATACACACAATAGTAGCCGAACCCAGTAGCACTGCCGGAATATAAGGCACTGCAGCTACTTTAACCTTCTCAAGTGTAGTCAAATCCTCTCCTTTTTGAGCTTCTGCCTCCTGAATGAGTAACAGTGCTTTTGGTGTGGCTCTCGCCGTTGCGAATGCTGTAGATACCGTCCCCATCGCAGTAAGTATTGTCAAGAGTTTTGGCGAGTTTCTTCTGAGTGTCATTTTTACGTTCATACGATTTCTCCTTTCGCGTGAATGAAAATAAATAGTAAAAGAAATAGAACGGGATTCGAACCCGTGATCTCCGGAATATCCGGCGCTCTACCATCGAGCTACCTATTTCTCTCATTAAAGGAGATGATTTTTACGCGAAAAGAAAGAGCCCTTGTTAGGACTCAATCTCTTCCTTTACAAAAGTATTAAATTCTTTAATTTGTTTCTCAGTTTTCTTTTTGTCTTTCCACAGATTGATAACTTCGAACCCGCCCGCAATTACCACTCCAAATATTGCCCCAACACTAACTCCAATCAGAGCATCTTTTACTCCTTTGTCGTAGCATGTAGTTGCAAATTCCCCGAGTATTTTCATTGCTTCTTTGTCAGTTAACTCTTTGATTTCTTCAGACATAATGATCCTCCTGCAAATTTAAATGTTTTATTCTTTCATAATAGTCCGCGTATATTTCGCGAAAAAAGAAAGAGGTCAATGAATGATCACCTCTTTCTTGCTAAGTTATTTACCTCTGTTTAATAACAGGTAGATAAATATACCTCCAACAATTGCGATTAATACATCACTCATTTTCCTCTTCCTCCTTTGAGAATTTTGTTTTAATAGAATCTACAATATCATTGCCGTAATATATGGTATATGGTATACATGCCGAAATTATCATAATCAACATCCATCCTTTCCAATGGATTTTAATCCAATCGAACTGCGGTTTTACAACCATTTCTTTGTAATCTTCTAATGATTTCTTCATAGTAAATTCCTCTCTATTCTTTTTAGTGCATGTTCAATAAAAATCCTTGATTTTACTGACTTTGCTGAACAGTTGATAAGTTACATATATCTCCAAAATAGAGTTTTCTGGATATGAAGTGACTTCATGGAGTCCATTTCTGATGATTTTAGGTACAAGAAATAAAACGTCTTTGTTTCTTCTTATGAAGGCCTTCCTGTTTCCCAAATCCACCTACAGTAACTAACCTCTCATGTCTACCAGGATCACCATCCTCTGACGGGTCCTAAATTCCTTCGTTCTGCTTATCCATAGTTGGGTGCTGCTCATGCTCCTTTAGCAGGGTCGTTGCCCTATAGAAAATGTCAATGCAGCTACTGGCTCTACTTTATCTTATATATTTTGCATTCCTGTTTCACAGCACCATTGATGGCGGACGCTTTCCTGTTTACAGTACTTTTTGCTCAGGCAGCTATTATGTCGCTTTTTCGGTGGATATCTGACATCATTTTAAATCTGTCATACTCCACACCTTTTGTTAATACCGCATAAAACACTCGGACCAACTTACAGCTGACGGCAACCATTGCCTTTTATTCAATTCTCGCATAAATAATCACTCCTTTCATAATACAGAATGTAATTTACGCTAAATATTTCTCCGATCAAAACAGGTTTCCCATCGTTCTCGTTTCAAAGGCTTCATCTTTAAAGCCCACATAATCTGCCTAATACTGGTGGTAGGATATAATCCATCTTCACACTCTCCGGCACGATCATCGAAGAACTTTTTGAAACCTTCATGTAAATATAAAGCATCAACCAGCCATGGATCGATTTCAGTCCAATATGTTGACTTTGTTTCCGGAATATAACGCTGCTGAATAACAGCCAGGCCCTTTTCTCCAATTTTATATAATGTACAGTGACTGTATACCGGATGATCACAAATATAAGTCCGCCCGTACATGGATGTGTAATGATCTGGCTTGTCGTAATGGTATCTCATATTCTCCTCGTAAAAAAAAAGAAAGAGCCCTTGTTAGGACTCAATCTCTGCTTTCTTTTGATTCAAATATTCTATTAATTGGTTTTTGGTCATTTTACTGGATATTGCTTTACCAAAATTATAATGCTGTTTCATAGTTTTACCTTTGATATATGGCTCTGGTCCAAGATTGAACTGTTCCCACGTATGATCACTCCATAAAACTATAACATAATTATTTTGGTAACTGTTATTCGCTCCCCAATGTATGTGTTTTACAATTTTCCCGTTATTCATAGATATTTCTCCTTTCAATTTTTTCATTAAAGAGCTTGTAATTTTAGCGACTAAAAAAAAAGAGCCTATACCATTTTGATATAAGCTCTTATGTAAACTTTAAGATTTTTTGTGTTTAATTTTGTTTTTATTAAGTGTATTCTTCTGTCCTGAAACCAATGCTAACCGCACGGAATCTATCTCCCCGAGTAGATCTAAATGTAATGTTACTTTTATCAATAATAAGAACGCAATTAAAGTGAACAACGGAATCACACAAGATGTTATAACTAAAACGATAATCGCGTTGACTACGGCATTCACCATTTTCTTGGCCTGAGCGACCTTTTCCTCGAGAGGGTTTATAACGACATCTTCAACGGCATCCTTGGCTTTTGAAATAAATCCACTTATGATGTTTTCATCCTCTTTATCATCTGACTCCTCAGAATCGTCGTTCTCCTCTATTTCCGCTGCTTTATTCTGAATATTCTCGGTCTCGTCGGCAACATCGCTTATCGAAAAACTGTACGTTCTTTCAATATCTCTGGATATCATCATTCCGGTAGGGACAATCGCCCATACTAAAAACCCAGCCAATAGAATGTTAAAACCTCTTATCTTTAATGATTGACTTTTGGGAGGAATACTTATCCCAATCAAAGCTAATCCTATAGGTATTATGAGCCAAAATACCGCTTTTCCGATTATCGTCAGCAAATATTTTTCCAGCGTCAAAACCATCATGATTATCAGCAACCATGAATTTAAATCTACAAGATAATCAGCGATTGGAGTGGTTGTGTCTCCCGGAACAGCTGCAATTAAAGTAGACATGCCCAATGTAGCGACTGACATTTTGGCAACATCTGCGGATTTTTCATCAAGCTCGGCTATTGTTTTCTTATAGGTATTAGGCTTACTTGCTATAAATGTTCCGAAACATACGGAGCCTGCAATGAGTATCACACATAGTAGAACTGGTAGTATTTTCTTTGATAACAATTTTTCTTTCATCTTTCGTATTCCCCCATAGAGTTGAATGTACCAATTAATTATACTACTCCTACATAATTGTGTAAACAAAATAAAACAAAGACGCCAAGTTTCCTCAGCGTCCCTGTTTATCCGTATTTTACTTCTTCGGAAGAAGCTTGTTAATGAAACCTCGTCCCATTATTGTAGTAATTGTTCCGTTTTCCTCGAATTTGAATGATTTCAAAGTGCCCCAGATAATTACTGCAGTAGATACGACTGTCTCGCCAATACTTATGGCATATTTGATTTTGCGATCTTTAGCGTCTGCTTTCATCTGCTGAACTTTAAGATCTGTATCGATTTCTCGTGCATCTCTTTTAAGCTCGTATTCAGTGTTAAGCTTGCTGATCTCAATCTGTCTGTCCATAAGCTTAGTGATTCCTTCGACGGCTACTTTGTAATCGTCTGAACCAAGCTCTGCTTCACCCAAAGCCTCAAGTTCTTCCTCCAATTCGCTTCTTAACAGTTTTTCGATAGTTTCCATTTTGAATTCCTCCTTTAAAAATAAGTTAATACGTTTCCGTAATAGGAACTGTTATTTGTGCGAATTATGCAGAATAACCATGGCTTTGTTTACGAGGTTTACGTCTTTCGGTAAAGAGACTTTTACTGAGTAGAAACCTTCATCAATAGAAATCTCATCATCTGAATATGGCGTAACTGTGAAATATCCATGTCCAGATGTTTTCTGGTAGAAAAAGCAAGTGATGACAATTCCCACAAACATTCCTCCGAGAAAAAATAAACACGACATGCAACATCCTCCTTTGAATTGTTTTTTATGAAAATCCCTCCCCGGGAATTTTTCACATTACAAATATAACTTTGTTTCCAGTAACCTGCGTACGGATTCTAACCTAGAATAGCGCTTTGTCTAATCTAGGATAAAAATAAAAGAAAGAGCCCTTAATAGAACTCTTCCTCGTATTCTTCAGATTTTGCTTTGGCATATAAGCCAATAGAAATACAGTCGACCACAAACATTGCGGTTCCAGCAAGTGGCATTGTGTGTAACAATATTATTGTAAATATCATCATCAATATCGCCACTTCTACTTTCACGAGCATCTTTGTGATTTCTTTCCTCTCTTTAATTGACATAATAAAAACCTCCTCCAAAATATGTTTTCTTCTCATAAAAGGGGCTGTTTTCTACGCGAAAATAAAAGACAGAGGCTATGCCCCTATCTTCTCTGCTTTCTCATTTTCTCTTTTCAAATTGCTCACTTCTTTCTTGAGTTTTTCAATTTCGTAGTTCAATTCCTCCGCATAACCAATAAGTTCCTTCATCAGTTCTATAGCTTTTAAATCTCGATCGGATATCAATCCATCTTCATTCTTAGCTGATCTGATGGCAGTTAACATAAAATAGTTCATACGTCCTTCAAATTTCATTCTATTCATTTCAATCTCTCCTTTGAAATAAGTTTTTTCATTAAAGTGACTGTAAATTCCACGAATTACGGTGTATAATTATTAGACCAATATATGAGGAGGTCCACCATTATGAATGGATATTTCACAGAAAATGAAGATGAAATTATTCAGCTTATTCTCCAGGGTGAAGCAGTTTGTGATTGCGGCGCATTGATGAATTTAGAAGATGATCAATTCGTATGTCCCAACTGCGGTAAAGTCTACGATATTGGAGAATATGAGGATAACGGTCCGTATATCAATCTTGTAGATGGTTGTATCCTCGTCGATTCTGAACCGGATATTCCATCAGGATGCGTTTCATGTGGCGCTCCATATCCGAATTGCAAGACATCCTGCGACAGATTTGACGATTGAAGCTAATCTAGGTTTGTGGTATACTGTTATCCCAACCAAATCATGAAAGGAGCTTCAATAATATGACAAAAACAGAAATCAACACTTTTATCGAAACCATGGAAGAATTCGGCGATGTCTGGACTGCAGATCAGGTAGAAGAAGTCTATGGAAATAACACCCTTGACGAAGCTATTGCCGATCGTAGATCATCACATGAGAAAATGGCAGACCTGATTGGTAAGGTTATTAATCGTTAAAAGAAAAATAAGAGGATAGCTGTCCGCTAACAGCCGTCCCCTTACTTTCTTTAGCTGAAAGATGTTACTCTTCTTTGAGTGCATTTATCAGCAGCATGTCGAAGAAGGCTCTGTCCTTGGATATCAGAATGAGCTGTCGCTTCTCGTCTTCGCTCAGATCCATCTCTTTAATTGCCTGGATGGTCTGATCATCAAGTTTGAAGCTAATCTCCTTCAATTTGTCCTTGGACACCTCTTTGACTGCATCTAATAAAAGTTCGTAATTCATAAGTAATTCTCCTTTCTTTTTCTTTGTCATAAAACAAGCTGTTTTTCTCGCGAAACTAATCTCTCATTTTATTCAGAATCCAGAAGAATTTCCTATAGCTTTCGTAATACACATCTTTACAGCATGGTATATCCATTTTGATTTTTAACACATCGTAAGATAGTCCCTCGGTTACTCCTCTCACTATGTATTCAGCTAAGTCTCCATTTGCTTTCTCTGCAGCTTTACGAATCATGTCCATACGTTCGGAATAATAAGATTTCATAGTGGCAATTCTTTCGGTCGGATTCGAGATATGCTTCATTTTACCGAAGGATGCCAGATCAGCGGGTCTTCCAAGCAATCCGTTCATGGCTTCGTAGGTTTTCTTCCATATAGGATACTGCAGGCAGAAATGTTTGAGTTCATAATACCGATGTCGTTCTATCCAATATGGATTCTTCTCCGACAATTCAGGTCTGATCGTGGTTCCCATGTTTACTTCGTCCTTTCCAAATATAGCCTGTTTCTTCATAAAGTTTCTTCGGGGAAATATAATAGTTAATGCGACCGAATTTACTATTCATCTGGTCTATAGATGTTATTACTTTCCCATTCCTGGTGGCGGTACCTATGTTTAGATAACCGGTAATGATACCCGCACGAACCCAGCAGGCATCTTTACCAAACACCCGTGCTGCTACTGCTACTGGCACTGATCCAGGTCCAAATATTACTTCGTCCAATGTTTTTCCCTCCTTTCACGATTATTGTAGGCTAATGGCGTCTATTTGTTAAAACAAAGTCAGTGGAAAATATAACCTTTTAATCTTATGATGCGAAACACATGAAAATGTTTTTACTGCTATCTTTTCTCCATCGATGCATGGTCATTTCACTTGGGTAGTCTTCAAAGCCCAGTGTTTCAGGAGTAATCGTTCCTTCTATCACGCCTTGTATGACCTCTTTTTCGTAATGCTTGAAAGGTATTAACGTGTCCGGTATGACTCGGTGTATTTCACCGCATTGAGAGCATCTGTATCTATACACATAGATTTTCTTTGATTCCCCGTATTTACCCTTTACTATCCTTTTGGCTTTGTCATAATAGTGTGTCTGTCCTCCACAATGTGGACAGATAGGCCCATTATCATATGTCATATAAACCTCCGTAAAAATATAATGTAGGATTTGACTATTCCTACACCGTATGATATATAATATAAAGTGAAAATACAATGGAAAGGATTGGTAACGATATGTTGATCAAATGTCCAGAATGCGATTTACAGGTTAGCGATCGGGCCTTCGCGTGTCCTCATTGCGGGTATCCACTGAAGGAACAGCCTAAGCCTGTAAGAAAATCCACACGTAAGAGACGCCGATTACCTAATGGGTTCGGTCAAATAAGTGAGCTTAAAGGACGTAATCTCCGGAAACCATTCAGAGCTATGGTGACTGTAGGAAAGACTCCAAAGGGTAAACCTATATGCAAGCTGCTCAAACCGGAAGCATTCTTTGAAAACTATAACGATGCTTATGCAGCGCTTGTGGAATATAATCGGAACCCATATGATTTGGACGATTCCATAACTATGAGTGAATTATATGAGAAATGGAAAGATTACTACATTCAGTCAGGTAATAAAGAGGCTTCCTTGCGGAGCTGTGCATACGCATGGCCCTATTGCTGGAGCATCAAAGATATGAAAGTTAGAGATGTTCGATCGCGACATATTTTAGGATGTGTGGAAAATGGTTCTATCAGCTCATTGGGAATTGAGAAAAAAGCTACTCCGAATACTAAAAGACGCATAAAATCACTATTGAACGCGATTTTTGACTATGCTTTACAATACGACCTTGTTGATAGGAATTATGCTCGTGATACTAAATTAATGCCTACTATTCAACATGATGCAAAAGAAGCAGAACAACATCATATTGCGTTCACTGATGAAGAAATGCAGAAGCTTTGGAATAATTTTGAGACTACAGATTATGCTGATTTAGTATTGATTCAATGTTATTCCGGGTGGCGTCCTAAAGAATTGGGACTTATAGAAATCAAGAATGTCGATTTGGATAATTGGACTTTTAGTGGTGGTATTAAAACGATCGCTGGAAAAAACAGATTAGTTCCGATTCACAGTCGCATCCGTGATCTTGTTCGAAGACGATATGATGAGGCTATATTGGGTAATAGTAAATATTTATTCAATTACAAAAATATAAAAGGAGATTTGGTTCAACTTACATACCCAAGATATCAGGCAGCTTTTACGAAAATCAAAGATTCTCTTGAATTAAATATCGAACATAAACCCCATGACGGACGTGTGCAATTTGTGACTATGGCTAAGGCTGCGAACGTAGATGAATATGCTATCAAATATATGGTTGGTCATAATATCTCAGATGTTACGGAACGGGTATATACACGAAGAGAAATCTCATGGCTCGCCGAAGAGATTGAAAAAATAAAATAGTATGTAAACAAAGCTATACGAATAATTAATTCCTACACTTAATACTCTTGGAATTCGCAAGGAAATTAAGCTTTGATGAATATAGGAGCAGATGTAGGAATAATCCGATCTAACTTCACGTATTATTCGATCACATGTAGGAATTCCTATTCATACATTTTTGGCATGATGTAGGAACGATGGGATACGAATAAAATATGAATAACACCCATTTCTTCGAATCTTACAACTATCAAATACCTCTAAAACCCTATAAATACTGGATTTCTCTGCTTTCTCAATCATTTTATGTTGTTGCTGTGGAAACAACAGTGGCTGTGGCTGTAATAACAACGGCTGCAACGACAGCTGTTGGATCATCATCCTTCTTCTGCTTTTGTGCGGAAATGGATGCGGCTGCAACAATTGCTGCTGATCTTTTGAAAAGGCAGAGGTTATTTCCTCTGCCTTTTCTGCTGCCGTTTTTCTGCTTCCTCCTGTTTCTGTTTTTTCTCTTTCAGACATTTCAGATCTATTTCATAAAAAGAATTTCCATCAATGACAAGTTCCTGTTTTTTTTCAGATTCCATAATCACATTCCTTTGAAAAATTTCTTCTATATATAATATGACCAGAGAAGGTTTCTGTCATATTTCTTTCTGCAAATTCATAGATTTCAGGAAAAAGGATTTTTTTATGGAACAGGAGCCTATCGCACGTACTGCTCTGGATGAAATGGTGGAAAGTGACCAGGATCAGATGCTGAAGGCTATGATCCCGTACCTTCCTTCTTCCGGGCAGCGGTTTTTATCTGTGTATACGAAAGTCCGGGAACTTCGGAATACCATGTCGCTTTTTCAAAGCAGTCGTAGAACAGCCGATCTGCAGGCTACCGGTTTTTCCGGCACCGATCCTCTGGAAATGCTGCAGGATATCCGTAAGTGCTGTGGCGGAGAAAATCGCCGTCAGATCGATCATATCACCAGTCTTATGGCTACGATCCAGATGCTTCAGATCATGAATGAAGATTCGTCAGGAGGTGAGAATCCATGA